GACGATAATAACTGTCAGCCGAACCACGATCAAACGCACCTCCGTGTCTCTTATCAAAATTTGTCATATTATTTCCTTATTAAAAAACAGCCGATTCTTCAGATTGGTTTGGCTGCCGATTAAGCAGTCAACATGTAAGTAGCAAGATCTTTCCAGTTGTCATTGCTAGCACGAACCTTGCTAACAGCGATAAGGGTACGCAGGCTGATTTCCTTCACGTCATCCTTGATCTCACGAATCAAAGCCAAAGCATCAGATTTGATTGTTTTGCTATACTCAGGCAGGAATTCAGCTGACTGGGCGATAGTTTCCATACGATCAATTTTCTGATCAAGGGACATAGTCAAGTCAATCATCATAGAACGTGAACGAATGGCTTGGTCAATTTTGTCTTCAGTCATATTGCTAATGAAAATAACACGACCTTCAAAATTGAATGACTTTGGCAGGTCTTCGTCTTTGAAGTCAGCATTCCAGCTGATAATACGCTTACCGTAGCTGTCAAGTGCACCTTTCAACAGGTTCAACGCAACTGGGTCTTTGAGGATAGCATCACAGTCATCAAACACAACGATTGACTTGTTGTTTTCGAACAGAGTGCGGTACAAACCCTTAGCAGTTGAGAAACCCTTGACCATACGGAAGCACTTACGCATGCTCACAACGCTACCTACTTGAAACTCAGCCAAGTCAGAGATATCGGTGTAACCTTTGGTTTCCAAAGTCTTAGTCACAGTATAGGTTTTACCCAAGCCACCTTCACCAGTGATAACTGCGGAGGGTTGAACACCATCAGCAACCATAGACACGAGTTGCTCAACGAACTCGAAACGCTGGTTGATACCGAAACGCTGGTCTTTCTTGGCTTTGGCTTCAACAGCACCAGCAGTGATTTCGTCATAGGACAAGTCCATACCTGTCACTTGTTTGAATTTCCACTCAATGTGGGATTTTTTACCAGTGGTGAAGGGTTTAGCATCACCGATTTGGCAGGTATATTTGCCAGTGTTTTTGTCGAAATTCACAGTAGTTTTCACGGTATTCTTAGTCATTTTCAGTTCCTTCTTCATTATCAAGTCAATATAGTAATTATGCCTTAAAACCGAATTTACGTCAAGCACTAAATTCGATTCCCCTACTCACAGTAGGGTTATTGGTTCATTGCCTTTACGCCAGAAGCCAGGATAGCCAGACCGACTACAGCAACCAGCAACAGGGGCAACAGCTGGGCATCGGTACAGGTGTCCATGCCACCAACAGCACCGAAAATCACTAGGAAACCCACACCAGCACGAATAGAACCACGCATAATTAACTCACTTTCTTTATCAATTTCAATACCGTAAGTATACCTGAATTACGAATTAATGTCAATCACTACCTACGTATAACCCTACTGTGTGAAGGGTTATTTACGGAAGTAGCCATAGGGCAGACCAACCAAAAAGCACAGGTACTCATCGTCGCCATCGCTACCTTCGGCTTCGTGTACCCAACGCAATGCCATCTCATAGGACTTGGCTCCGCTCATCATCAAATTCTGCATGCGCATCTCAAAGTCATGGGCTGCTGCTTCTTGCGCTACCTGCTCATCAGCGTAGTTGCGCTGAATGGTAGTGGCGAGTCGTTCAAACTCTTGCTCAAACTGCTCAAGCGACCACTCGGTAGTGTCGATGCCACGAGGACGGACGCCATACGCATCCTTGTACATATCCCAATACTGACACTGGGCTTGCTCAACAGGGGACATTTCATTCCAACTCAACATACTCATCTCCAAAAATTAACGTGACAATTCATAGCTGGTTGTCTTGACTGTTTCAACGCAACGATCAAGCACACGTGCCACACCAGCGAAACCGATAGTAGACACAACCACACCAAGGATAAAACCGATTACCAATTTAGTCATTTTTTTCTCACTTTCATTTTTAATTTCAATAGAGTAAGTATACTAAAAAACCGAATTTCCGTCAAGCATTTTCGGAAATAACCTTACAACTTGTAGGGTTATGCCTGTGGACCAGAAAAGGTAGTTTTACGTGGGAAACCAACAGCAAAGCCAGATGTACCTGTGGAAGCCGAGCGAGTCGTTTTACCAGACATCCAGCCAGACTTGGGGGTCTTGCGTGGTTTGTACACAGTCACTGTAACGCCATTTTCAACAGTCACAGACAACACATTACGAGGGATCTTAGTCATTTTTATTTCCTTTTCTTTATCAATTTCAATACAGTAAGTATACCTGAATTCGGAATTAATGTCAACCACTTTATTCGGATAACCCTACTACCTGTAGGGTTTTACATCAGCGTGCTTGACGATAATCACTGAACGATAGCTACCTTCATACTTCATGGGCAGGTCAAGCGTAACAGTCAAAATTGGACCATCATCGGTGCTGCGGATGTCATCACTACCTACGGTGCCAACGAAAGGAATTCCGTGGTAGCGACCAAACACACGTGCGCCGAATTCATAGACAGGCTGGTATGCTTTGTTGTTAAAATAATCTGCTAGTGTTCCCATGTTATGTCCTTGTTCAAGCGTAGTTTTTCCAGCGATTCAAATCGCCAGAGAGCCTACTTTTAATTTTATGACAGATTACACATAATTCTTGTATATTAGAAACTCTGTTGTCAGCAGGGTCTCCATTTATGTGATCAATTTCAGTAAGATGCATATCCTTAGGCAACAGCTTGTGATTGACTGCACATTTAAATCCTAATTTACCATCTTTGTTCTCACAAATTCCAGTACGATATGGAACAACTCCTTTTGCATATTTTGACTTACCTGTTTGAGCATCTCTGCAGTGTCCACAAACAGGTTTCCAACGATGTGTACCATCAAGATTTTTACGATTATATGTAACAGGTTTTTTACAACCCTTGTTTATACAGATTGGTCTGAATTCTAAAATTTTTGCCATGATTAAACCTTTGAAATTTGAACATCATACGAAACACGATTCATCTTGTGATCGTAAACATGCATCGTTGAACCGATGCCCACTGCGTTGAACATGTTTTCAAACAGCTGGCGCACGACAGTGTTAACACTGACTGAGTTTCCGACGCCACGTTTGATGGCAGCACCAGATGCGTAAAAAGACACACCATTCACAACGACAAGGTATTTCATACAGTTTCCTTTGCTTCCATCATTTCACACAAAATAAATTTTGCGATATTGATATTCTTGCGAGCTTGGTCAGTTGCTTGAGCATGACCGAAGGACATCAATTCTTGAGCATCGGACAAAACACCCATCGCAACCATTTCAAGACCAGACAACTTAGCAGTGATGCTATTCATGTATTGCTCACGGATGTCATCTTGAGTCATACCGTAGCAGTTTTTTTCGAATTCAGTCATTTTTTTCCTTTCGTTTTCAATCACAATAAAGTAATTATGCCTGAATTCGGAATTTATAGCAAGCACTAAATGTGAAAAACCCTACACTCGGTAGGGTTATTGTAAGTCATTGATTTGCTTAGGTTTTTTTACGTCCAGATGTCGCCATCAGCGTCCTTCTCATAGCTGAAGCCAATGTCGCTTGGGGGCACCACTCCGTATTCCTCCATCTCGGCATACAGCTGTGCTTCTGTTTTGCCGTCAGCCCTGCGTTGCTGTGTGATGAGCCAGCGTTGCCTTTCGGCTACTTCGGTTTCGCTATTCATGTGCTTGCGTTGCGCAGCACGTTTGACTTCTTTCTGTTCTTCCGTATAGGTGCGTTTGTTACCACAACTACGTGAACAATATGGACCACGTTTCCTGTGCTCCGCACCACACGAAGGACATTCCTTTAGTCTATATACGTTTGGCATTTTATTCAGCCAATAATTCTTCAATCATTTGAATTGCCATCTCACGCTTCATCTCATCACTAGTGTGATTCAATGCATCAAGAGCAATTTCTAGTGCTCCTTTATAACGCTGAAGACCAAGACCAATACTCAAGATGGCTTGTGATTCTTGCTCTCTTAATGTTAGTGGTGAGATCTGTGTTGGTGTCTTATCATATGTGCCATCGAAAGGGTTTTCTAATATGATTGAATCAACTAGCTGTTTTGTGCTATCATTCATCTGTTTTCTCCTGTGGGGTTGCTTCTTTTTTAGATAGGATTACTTGATTGGTTTCATTTTCGCCACGCACAATTTCCCATACGAGTGTGTCGCCTTCTGCCCAGCCAAGTACCTCAAGCATGTCTGGACTGAGTGGGATAACGAGATCTTTCGTTTCTGGATCTTCCTCAACAACAACTGTCCAACAATTAACACTTATGCGTTCTGATATCATAACTTCAATCCTTGCATTGATGGTACGATTTGAATTCCGCTACCAAATGATGTGTTATAGTGATTGGCCAGATCAGGAGTTGGCTCATAGTCAGCAGCAATAGCATGTGGGTAGATGCCAATTGTTTTGTCTGGAATTCCATATGCAGCATATGGAAGGAAATTCAGTTTGACTTTTCCACTCATTTCATCTTGGGCTGGTGCGAGTATCATTGGTGATTTGATTTCAACAACACCTGTTGGTTGTGCTGACACATCACCAATAATTTCTTCGCCTGTCATTAATTTAATAATACGTATCATTATGCTCCTCTCGCTGCTGCTTTCACAACAGGTTTCGTTGGTAGTTGACTATTGTTTTTCATCACACGTTTGGTTGCTTCCTTGACAAGTTTCTTTGCTGCTTTCGGACCAACTTGTGGTGTAATTTCTTTTCTTGCTTTTTTCTTTGCTTTACGCAACTCACGTTCTTGTTTCCATCGTGTTTTGCTATCAATGTATATAGGTGCGGTAACGATCGCTGATTCATCTGTCATAATTTTAACTCCGTAAGTGAATTGTTAGAACCAAGTGTGCCTTTGACAAACACATTAAATGCCAAACTAATGCGTGTCTTAGTATTTCCTTCTGGTATAATTTCTACCATATGCTGCATCCAACTTGGGAAAATCAACAACAGCCCTGTTCTGGTTGAGAAATCCCATGTCTCTGTGTTGAAATGATTTACTTCTTTGTGTTGAATTTTAATTGTGCGATACGTATCGTTGATGAACACAAGTTTATCTTTAGTATCATCAGCAGCAATATAGAACACACCAGACAGATAACTGTTACTATGATTATGTTTGTGGTGCCATTCGCCAGGACGTGTCCAGTTCATCCAACTTTGTGTGATATACAATTCTATATCGTCTTGGGCTGGTGCCATAATATTGTCACGCCACTGTAACAACACATCTTCAATTTCTTTTTTGATATCTGCCAACTCTGGCTCATTCAAAATATAATTGTTGTGGCTCATTGAGTTGCCAACATTTCTTGTTTGTTTGCTATTTTGTTTAGCAAGAAACTTTCTTTCCACATCAGTGAAGTCACGTTCTAATTGTGATACACAGATAGGTGTTGGAAATATTGGTTGAATGATTGGATCTCTCATTTAAAATTTTCCTTGTAATATTTGAACATCTTCACATACCATGCGAATCGTTTTGGCTCATGTTCAAAGTTTGGTAGCTCACCATAATGCTCAAGCATTTCGTTATAGAATTTCAATACTTCCTCATCTGTCATACTATCACCGAGAAGTCATTTTTCTTTTCAAATTTAACAACTGATCTAAATTTATCAAACAGTTGGTCACCTTTGTGGCTGATGACAAACACATTCGTCTTATCATCAAAACTATTCATCAGCGATAAGAAATAATCGGTACCTGACACATCCAAACTACTGTCAAAGATTTCATCAAGTAACAATAGGTTTGTATTAACAGAGTTTTTCATCTTAGCAATCTGTCTCCATGTGAATAACATTGCCAAGTCAATACGCATCTTCTCACCTTCAGAGAATGAATCATATGTGAATTCATCACGATATCTGGCTTTGATCTTTTCGTTGAATGTTTCATCCAACTCAAAATGAACATAGAAGTCCATTGATGCCAAATATTTGTTGATCAATTTATTCATCACAGGCAAATACTCACGGATGATTGTTGTTTTGATTCCTGTGTCTCTCAATAGATTTGATGCTAGTTCTTCATATTGTCTTTTCTCAATGAGTTCATTTTTTCTATTAAGATATGACAACGCTTCTTCAGCCATTGCCTTGAGTTTTGACTTCTCATCATCCACATTACCAGTATCATTCTTTGCGTTTTCCATTTCCTCAGCCAATTCTCTGTTAAGTTTATTCAACAAAGAAACAGTTTGATTGGCTGTGGATATTTCGATGTTCTTATCTGTTATTTGTTCTTGTATTGCATTGATGGTTTCTAGTCTGGTAGTCAACTTTCCTAGTGCCTTTGTAATCTCGTCAATATTCGCTCGATTTTGTTCAATTTCGCGATTAATTTCGTCAATAATTGAGGATTTATGCTCATGTGGGATGTCTTGCTCACACTGAGGGCATATATCATTATTGTTAAAGAAATCGACAGTTACAGTGAGATCTGTGCTCTTGTTAGATTTCTTATTGGCAAAAACTTTCGCCTTTTCGATGTCTTCGAGAACTGACTTCCTGTCTG